GGCTGCGGCACAGTCCCGCCCTCCTGCTCGATGTGCAGCGTCACGGCCAGCCCGTCCCACTCTTCCGGCAGCTCGAATTCGAGCTTTTCCACGTATACGGCGCCCACGCCGCCCAGGTACAGCGTCTCCGGCTCCGCCCGCCAGCCTGTCCCGCAAAAATGGTCCTTCACTACTTTTACTTTCACTTTGAAGCTCCTTCCTTTGAGAAAGGCTCCCCTCGCTAGGGGAGCTGCTTTGCAGTGCCGCCGTCAGGCGGACTGCAAAGCTGAGAGTTTTCCTTCCGGTCCGCTGCCGCTATCAGTAGGGCAAGCACTCTATAAAAAGCCTACCACGTCCCCCGCAGCAAAACTACTGCGGACTTATTCATACAAACAAAAAGAGCAGGCGCCCTGGTTCATTACCAGAGCGTCTGCTCTTATCTTATTTCACCCCCTCCCACCAATTTCTCTCGTCCTTCGCCTTCTCCGCCTTCTTGTCCGCATCCTTCACCCACTGCGCAAAGTTCTTTTCCTCGTACAGGGGCTTTCCCTCTGCGTCCTCGAGGGCCAGCAGCTTCTTCTCCAGCTTCTCCCGGTCCCGGTCGCTTCCGGCCAGATACTCCTCCTTTACGGCCTCGGTGATCTTGCTCTTGATGCTGCCCTTGTCCTTGCCTGCGGTCATCAGCCGGTTGATCTCGGCCTGCACGTCCTTCACCCGGCCATTTTCCACTTCGTCCAGGAGCGCGTCGTATATGCTGCCGTCCTTGCTGCCCGCCAGCAGTTCGTCCGCCTTGCCGTCCACCGCCTTGTTCACAAGGTCGATGAGCTGCGCCCGCCGGGCCGCGTCCGCTTTGCCCTTGGCTCTGTCCGTCGCGGGGGCGACGCTCAGCCCCTCCCGCAGCTTCTCGAATACGGCCTGCCGGGCCTTTTCCTCGGCCCGGGTCTTCCCGGCGTTCCGGGCCTCAGCCGCCGCCAGCACGTCGGCGTCGTACTGCTTCAGCCGCCTTGCCAGCTCGCCGTCCACCTTGTCCGTCTTGTTCATCTGTTCCAGCTTCTTCATCGCCGCAGCAGCCTCCTCGCTGTCCCCGCTCTGGATGGCGTTATACAGCCGGTCGTACTGCCCGGTGGCTGAAGAGGGCGTTGAGCTAAAGCTAAAGCCTTCGCCTCGGCCGAGGGCCTGTGCGTCCTCCCAGTAGCCCTCGAAAGCCTGCATCACCTTCCGGATGTTCGCCGCCGGGACGCCGTACAGCTCAAGGCCGCACTGGATGTCCTTCAGCACCGCCTTGTTCAGCTTCTGGTGGTGTGCTGCAAGCTCTTCCTCGCTCATCTCGCCAGTGTCCGTCCGCAGCAGCTTGGCGGTCTTGGTAAAGGCGGCAAACAGATCGTTCACCGCGCTGATATTGGTGGCGCTTACCACGTCGTAGTCCGCGCCGCTTGCGGCGTTCGAGATAACGCTGTAGATTTCCGCTCCGTACAAAAAGTTTCCGGCTGCGCTTTCGGTGTACAGGTCGAAGAACCGCTTGCCCACGCTGGCCGCCGTGATGTCGCCGTTCTCGTCCTGCTCCCTGTCCCACCGGTGGAGTAAGAAGTCCGCGCCGATCTTCATCAGGGCAAATACCGCCGTCTGCACCACCTGGCTTGCCGCCGCCCGGCGCAGGCTCTGCCCGGCCCGCTGTACCTCGGCCTTGTTCTCGGCGCTCTGGTCGGCAGCGTACCGCGCCTTCTGGGCCTTGTAGTCGCCTACTGCGTCGGCCAGGATGCCGTAGTTCTGGAAGCGCTGGGTGGTAAACATGGTCAGCGTCTTTACAAACTCGTTGTCGCTGCGCTGGATGCCCGCCCGCTGCATGGTGGTGTAGTTGGGCTGGGTCTCCTCGATGACCCGCTGGTACATCTTGTTCACGGCCTCCCAGTAGGCTTCGCTGCCCTTCTCCGCGGCGCCCTCGCCGAACTCCGCTGCGTGGCGCTCCACATACCGCTTTGAGCCCTCCCACAGCGCGGCCACCGTGATCTCGTCCATGCCGGTGATCCAGCCGGTCACGGCAGGCATCGCTTCCGAGGCCTTCGCCACAAGGTTTTTGTGCGCGCCGATGGAGCTCATCTCTCCCCGCTTCGTTCCCCGCAGCCGGTATTGCAGCAGGGCGTCTCCGTGCTGACGGATCTCTGCTTCCAGCGCGGCCCGCTGTTTGCCCGAGAAATTCTTTGCGAAGGGCAGCACCGCCGCCATGGTGTCTGCTCCCAGCACAGCGCCCGCCGTGGGCAGACTGGCCGCCTGCGCGATGGCCACGCCCGGGTTCACGGTCAGGATGGCCCCGGCGTAGTTGCCCCGCATCCGGTCGAGCGTCCGGCTCATGGTGCTGCTGCGGTGCCGCTGCCTGGTCTGCAGGTCGGTCAGCAGGTCATTGATGTAGCTCACCGTCTCCTTGCCCCACTTCTCGCCGATGATCTTGTCCTTCAGCACACCGATGCCCTCTGCCGTCTCCACGGTGCTGTTCAGCACCCGCTGCACGTCCCGGATGGGGGCTGCAAGGCCCGCATAGGCCGCCGTGTCCCGCAGACTCCGGTTCACCACGTTCTGGCACTCTTCCAGCAAAATGGGCTTGCCGCTCTTCACGCGCTCCTTCAAAAAGCCCCGGCCTTCAATGGTGGCATCCATCTTCACGCCCTCGATCTCCGTCGCCAGCGTGCTCCGGTCCACCGCGATGGGGTAGTAGTTCTTCACTGTGGCCCGGTCATAGCCCAGCAGCTTCATGCTGGTCTCGTTGATGAGGTTCGTGGTGTACCGCCCGAAAAAGTCCTTCATGTCCTCGCACCACGCCCGATCGTAGTCCGTCATGGCGTCCTGTACCGTCTGCAAAATGGTGTCGGCCATCGGGGTGCCGTCGGCGTTCACCAGCGTCCCCAGCATCACGGTCTGGCTGCGCTGGTAGGCCCTCTCGATGTTGCCCTTGGCGTACTGGACAGCGTCCGGCAGGGTCAGGCCGCCGGTCATCAGATGGTGGCGGCTGTCCTCGTTGCGCAGCAGCATGTACAGGCTGCACAGCTGTGCGTGGTTCAGCGGCACGGCATTGCCCTTGCTGTCATTCAATCCGATGTCCACCAGCTCCGCCCCCGGCCCGGCAAAAGCTTCCACCTCTTTCAGGTGTTCCTTGCCGGTCACGTTGGCAAACAGGCTTTCGCCTTCTACCAGGATCTCCGTCTGCCGCCGCTGGCCGTCGTTCAGCATCTGCCCCAGCTTCTCCATCTGGCCGTTTTTGGTGTAGCCGCCCAGACGCCGGAACATTCTCGTGCCGCCCAGCATGTCCAGCTGGTAGCGGTTCATCGCGCCCTTCGCCTTCTCAAATTTCGCTCCGAAACCGTTGCCCTCAGAGTTCAGCACCTCGTGGGCGGCCTTCATGGCCATGCTGTCCACCTCTTCTGCCCTCGCAAGGCTCAGGGTCTTGTTCTCGGTCCGGATCATGTGCAGGGTGCTGGCCGTGATGGCCTTCAGCATCCGCAGCTGGTCCACTGTCATGGGCAGATAGGTGCGGTTCTCCGTCTCCCGGATGCGCTGGCGCAGCCGGTCCCGCAGCTGTTCGGCCTTGTCGCCGTCCGGCAGATCCTTGGCTTCTTCCAGCTGCTTGTTCAGCCGGTCCAGCTTTGCCTGCTTGCTGGCGTTCATGTCGTCCCGCAGCGTCTGGATGAGTTTTTCCACGCCGCTGTTCTCCCAGTCGGCGTGGATGCCGGCGTCCATCTCTCCGCTGCGCCGGATGCTGTCCTGCAAAGCGGTCAGCTTGGCCACGGCGTTATTGTTCAGCACTGCCATGTCCGCCAGCTTCGCCACCTCGGCGGCCTGCACGATGAGGCTCTTCTGCACATATTTCCCGGGCTTCGGCCGCAGCACCATCTGGTTGAGCTGGGCGGCGTTGTTTCGGATGCTCCGTTTCAGCTCGTCCGCCTTCCGTCCTTCCCGGGCTTTCTGTACCCGTTTCTCCGCCAGTGCCTTTGCCACAGCCACGTCCTCGTCCCGCTGCTGCCGGGCCGTTTCAATGGCGATTGCATTCCTCTGAGCCTGTTTTTCCTGCCACGCTTCCGCTTTGCGCTGGTTCTCGGCCTCCCACTCCATGATCTCGTTTTCCTGTACCAGCAGCTGATACTCTGCCCGGTCGGCCCGCTTTTGTTCCCCGGCCACCTGTCGGGAAAGGTCGTTGATCTGCGCGCGCATCTGCTGCCGTTCCAGCTTTATCTCGTCCAGCATCTCCTGCCGGGCCTGCTTCATCCGGCTCTTTTCGGCCTTCCATTCCCGCTCATAGGCTTCCCGCAGAGCGGTCATCTTCTCGTCGAGCCCCGCCGCCGTACTCACCTGCGCGCCCAGCGTTTCCAGATTCTCGTTGAGCTGCCGTTCTGCCCGGCTCACGCTCTTGGCCTCGGCGCTCTGGCTGCGGCTGTTTTCCCGCATCCGGTCGGCAAAGGCTTTCCTCTGGGCCTGCTGTACGCTCTTCAGCCCCTTCGTCACCTCAGCCGCCCGTTCCTCGCTTCCGGCGGCCATGGCGGCCACCTCCCGGTTGTGCTTCAGGATGCCCTCGAACACCGCCTCGGCGTCGGTCATCTCCGGGTGGCTCATGATGTCGCCGATCATCCGGCCCGCCAGCTCCACCTTGGCGTCCTCGTATTCGGCAGCGTCCGCGAACCGGCTCATCATCTTGGGCTTGATGGTGTCGTGTACGTTCATCAGCAC